CGCTTTACCGCCCAGGCACCAGAAACCACGGCCGTTCGAAAAGCGTTTCATGGAAAGCGTGTTATCGCGGTGCTTCTTGCCGTACCACGGCGCCATTTCCCGCAGGCCTGGCACATCGCGGATCGTCGGCTCGACGTGAGATTTCATGAAGTTTTCTGCATCGCCGTCGGTCGGCTGCCACAACAGGCCATTACGCTGCTTGTGCTGCAGGAAATAGCTGAACACGCCCAGCAGCATCTTCGAATAACCCACACGGGCCGATTTGATAAGATTTACTTCGCGAATATCGTCACTGCCCATCGCGTTCATTATCGCTACCTGAAACGGCAGCGTTTCCCAGCGTCCCTCTGTATACGCGGATTCTTTCGGGAGGTAGTAATGTTCATTGGCCCATTCAACGGCAGTGACCGGCATCGGCCGAAACAGCGATTTAAGCCCCGCAGCTAACCACCGGCCAAGACTCTTAATCTGATTTTTCGAGATACTCACTCAGTAACCCCGGCAGCTTTTCATCCAGCGCCGCCGCTTTGTTCATCGCCTTCACCACATCACGCTTTAGAAATTCGATGTAGCGATGATCAAGCGCGGGGAAACGTCGCTGCATCGATAACGGGATACCGTCCAGAATGCCGGATATTTCCCCGGCAATTTTGGACAGGACGAACATGCAAAATGCGGTTTCGACAACCTCGGCAGCTTCTTTGGCGTTCTTCAGCTCCTGCCCGTCGGCCTGCGCGCGGGTCAGTCGGTGCCGTTCGTAATCGATAGTGCCCGGTACAAGCTCTGATTCGACCGTGGTCTGCAGCTCGTTTAGCTCTTTTCGCAGCACCTCGTTTTCAAGATCGGTTTCCCGCTTGCAGTACCAGTCAATGACAGCTTTTAGCGAATACGCATTATCCCCGCCACGCCCGCCGCTACCGTCGCCGTTTTCAACCGGACAGCCTTGCGCCTGCCAGGTTGTAATTGTTCGTGCCGAAACTTCGAAGATCCCGGCCAGCTGAGTTTTGTTCACAATCATGCCCGGACCTCCCCGGAGAGAAAGTTGATTAAAAATTAAACTGGGAAGTGAAATGGCTAAAAACACGGAAAAAAGGATCACGCCACTTCCCGGTTACAGGGGTAGCGATTCTATGTAAAACAAAGAGTTATCTTTAACTAAGTAGGAAGTGGGATCTGCCCCGAAAAATCTCGTAAATAGCGCGTTTTCGCGCGTCTTACGCCCCTCGGTGTTTTGGATTCCGGGAAGGACCCACCCAAATGATAGGCTTTATCATTTGATATCATTTCGCACCGTACTCAATGAGAGATCTCCCCTCTAAAAATGTTGGTTATCATTTCAGTGCTCAATGAAAACAATTCGGTGTGACATGAATGAAAAAGCCACCAGTGAATACTAGTGGCTAATGGTAAAATTAATATTTAATAATTAGACGGTTTGGAACAAGAATAAGTTGTTGATTCAGATGGTGAAACCAACACAAACACGACTGATGTCATACCGCTGTTGGTCATATTTCTCTTAAGATTTGAATATACGCTATTTTTCAAATCTTTAGCAGCATCAAGTACCGATTCGGATGCTTTAACGATTACTGATTCAGTACCAAGATAAGTATTGCTTGGCAATTTCTGTCCTTTACTGGAAAGTTTTTCGAAACCCTTTTCAGTAAGATATTTATTAACCAAGCGATAATCACTAGACTCAGCATAACTTAAGTCAAATGTGATCAATATATTAAAATCAACAAACTTCATAACTATTCCTTGTGTGATAACGCAGAAATCTGCAGGAGGAAGCATTGTAATCAAAGAATTATCAAAGGCACTAAATACTCACCTACCAATAATAGTGATCCAAGTCTTTGCCCCTCATCATGTCAATTTCAACTATACAGCGCTAAAGTATTGCTTCAGCCCGTCCATGTTAGGGCATGGACGCACACAGCAATGAGGGATGGCTGATTACCTCTGTGAAGGAAAAAATAATGGCTTTAAAACCAGGCCAGAACTCTGGCAAAGACGGCGGCATTTATCAGGAACAAGGACCTCGTGGTGGTATGAAGGATAATTTCAGCACTATCGCCGACAATAAAAAAGCACCACCAACTCAAAACCCTAATAGCTCTTGGGTTCCAGTCAAAAGGACTCCTGACAGTAAACGCTAACAACCACGACCGATAAACTAAACCGGCTGTAATCTAGCCGGTTTCGATATCGAAGCCGTAAATAAGTAGCGCAATCACTGTTTTATTAATGAAAGATTTAGTCAATGTCCGTTGTGGCCTTACATTTCTCTTTATTAGAAATTATTGGTAAGAACTCTTGGTGTTTTTGTTCAAGATAATCTGTTGAAGTGCCTCTTGTAGCCTCATACTTGAGTTGCTGACTGAAAAAACTTAACTTAGATTTTGCAGCATGAATCACCTCTGACCAAGTCATAACCCAAACTTCGACATTGGCCTCAGCATCATCAAGCGTCTTTCCTTTAGGCCATCCACGTTGCCTAGCTCTTTTCGTAGCATAGCCATCCATTGAATTAGAGACAGCAATAAATGTCCATTTAGAGTTAGTGTGATCAAATCGCTCATCAGAACTCACAGCCAAGGCATACTTTTCTACTTGCCCAATTACATCATAGTCAATTTTCTGAGATGGCCGCTTCAATTCCACGACTAAGTATTCAGTGAAACCTTCAAATGGTTGGCGAGATTTTGCAAACATCAGATCCACTCGGCCCTGTCGACCATCTGGCAAGTAAACTGGCCCATCTGGAGAGTCATCTTCACGTTTGCCCAAATGTCTTATATGTTTTGACAAAACCTCTTCAAGCCGATTTTCTGAACCTGCTAAGAAAAAATCCTCTCTAAAGAGCCATGCTTCACGCTCAAGTATTTTGTGTAGTTGGTCTCGTTCTAGAAGAGCCTTCTTCGATTCTTTGTCATGCACTAAATTGTCAAGACCATTAAGGAAATTTAAACGGTCAGTTACGATTTTTGAAGCACTTATGATTGATGAGAGAGTAGTACTTTCTAGCAACTCAGCCAATTCATCTTGTTCCTTTGTCTTTAGCCCCAAAACCTCAGATATTATTTTCTGAACTGAGGCTGGGTTCTGTTTAATCGCTTGAGCCAGGAGCATGAAAGTGAATTTTTTTGTTTTTTTATCGGATTTTTCAAAATTTTTAAGATAGCTTTGCACATTGACAGCTAAAATATCAAAAACCTTCCGCTCAACTTCTTTTGTGGGATCAAAAGTCAGTTCATCGCTATAAGGATAGATCTCTTGTTCTTTCCATGAGTCAACTATTTTTGTTTTCTTGATAAATGCCTTGTCGAGGAAATGTAATCTGGCTTTTTGCAGAACAATATCTTTAATAGATTTTAGCTCTGGAATCATATCCCCAAGAGCAATCTCATTTCGCTCGCTTAATAATTTAAAATAATCACATTTTGCATATATGGTAAATTCGTAACCTGGTGCCCTAACTAACTGCCCTAACTTCTCTTTATAATAAGAGAAACCAAGGGAGTCACAATAGTGGAACTCTCGCTGAATATTTTTCTTTTTCCACTCGATTATAGATAGCGAAACCTTAGTTTTGGTATCATTTTGAAGCTCAACATCCCCCAAGTCGAAGTCCGTTTTATCAGTCCATGCATCTTCTGGTTTAAGGCGAGTGCCGCAATAAATTAATCTTCTATTGGGGTATTCAGTCAGAAAAAGAGCAAACTCCATTACTAATTCTGATATAGCTTCCTCACTAAGCAAATAATTAACACTATCACTTACATTAAATATTTCAACCTGAGTACCACTTTCATCAGTTGATAGAGTTGTTAATGCTCCAACATCAAAGTCTTTAACGCTGTTAGCCTCTGAGGAAATAATATACTCAAAGTTTTCATTACCTTTCGAAAATGAGGTTTTCCAGTTAATCGCCTCCCCCAATGACAAAGCCTTGAACCGCCCTCTTCCATATTGGCCATGAAGAGAACAATCACCATTTGCCCTTGCTTGTTTTTTCCAAGACTCACCTAGATTGCCAAACAAACCAGAAACTTTGTTATAATCAATTCCTGAGCCATAATCCTTCACAATTATAGATTCAATTGTGTCAAATGTTGGATTTTTATTTATTACAACTTCTACACAGAGAGATTTTGCATCAAATCCATTCCAGATTAATTCGCTGATAGCTGCCACAGGTTTAGCACTCGCAAGATCAGCGATGTGATCTGCACCCGCTTTAACGGTAATCTTCGACATTTGTAATCCTTGACAATGAAGTTCAAGAAATAATGCCATATCTACGAACAGTAGGTAAAAGGAAATCGACAGATTTCATTTAACTCTCACACTTATAGTGCCTGGTAACAGCCTAAAGCACTGTTGACTGATGTATTCTTGGAGCCCCGCGATCATTTTGTTACTGGTTTCGATTCGCTCGAGGAGACGGAAATAATCCCGTTGAGCGGCGCCAGTAAGTCCGGGGGCGGTTGCATCATCCAAGCGGGGGCGGCCGGTGGCGTTGGGCAGCGTTGGGCAGCTGGCGTTGAGGCGCAGCCGCTTAGCGCCAGCAGCAACATCATGCTGCAGCTGCTCAATAGTCGCTTTTGCATCAGCTAAATCCTTTGTGTATTTCTCATCGAGCGCGACCAGTTCCAACTGGCGCACCTTCATAACGTCAATCGTGGCGTTTGCGCTATTACGTTCGCCGGTCACCGTGTCCCGCTGCTCTTTGTAATGCAGGGCATTAGTTCGGTAATTGTCCACAGCACATCCCATGACCACCAGCGCCCCAGCAGCAACAATGCAGACCACCAGCGTGCCCCGGCTCAATGTTGGCCCCACGAGCACAGCTCATGCTCCACATCGCGCCGGTTGATTAACCCCTGCCACTGCTTGCCACCAGCCCAGATCCACGCTCTTAAGCCGTCACAGGCCGCTTTGTAGTTGCCGGCGTTCAGATGTCGCAAAACAGAAGAACGCTCGAACGCCCGAACACCCACGTTGTAGCTGAAGCTAATCAGCGCGGCTTTTTGATACTCGTCCGCCGGGACTTTGACTGACCGCTCAACAGCACGCGCAAAAGGCAGAATGTCTATATCCAGCATCGCCTGGCACTCTTCCTCTGTGTATTTCTTGCTTTTGATAATGTCAGCGCCGGTATGGCCATAGCAGACCGTCAGCACGCCGGCAACATCGTAATACGGCGTATGCCGAACGCCCTCCAGCTCCGGAATAACCACGCTGGCGATGGTCAGCGCGCTAGCAGCGCCTAACCCGGCTAGCGCCTTTTTCAATGATGGACTCATTTCTTCCTTACCTTCTCAAGCGTGTGGACCAGCACATCGAGCGCTGCAGGGCTATGCCCGTTAGTTGCCGCGTTCTCAGCATATTCAGCAATTATTGCCGTGCGCTTCGAATCTTCTTTCCGTGCGTGCCTGGCGTCTATGCGACCGCAAATGAACGAGGTAACGGAAACCACTGCCCCGAGCGCGCCAAACGCGATGTAAGCCAGATCCTGTGTAGATATTCCCATCGCCGCCGCCCAGGCCGTTACGACGGCAAAAAAGCGCGTGACGATACTCTCTGTATGCTCGTTAAATAACGGGCGCATGACTCACCCCTGAAATACTTTATGGTTGGTTGCACCGAGCGTGGTGCGGATATAAAAAAGGCCGCTCTAAGGCGACCCGTGATTAACTTCAGAAACCGTTTGTGTAAATCGTTCTTCTTCCAGTTCAACGCCGATGCTGCGGCGACCAAGCGCTATTGCTGCCTTAATTGTCGAACCTGAGCCCATGAAATAATCTGCCACCACGTCGCCAGGACGGCTGCTGGCGCTGATAATTTGCCGCAACATTTCCGCTGGCTTTTCGCAAGGGTGTTTGCCGTGGTAGGACTGAACTGGCTTATAAATCCAAACGTCGGTGTACGGCACGGCAGCAGTAACAGCAAACGGGCGGCGTAACGCCTTAAACTCGTCCGTTAGTTCTGAATGCTTACGATTCAGGAAATGCCAGGTTGCCACCAACTGATGGTGTGGCTTGTCCAATTCAAGACGCTGATGCTTCTCGATGGCGATTCGCGTAAACAACCTCTGCAATTTGAGATAATCGGCCTCATTTGGCAGCTGCCACTGACTAGCCCCAAACCAGTGCGACACCATATTTTTTTTGCCGGTCGCTTCCGCAATCTGCTTGGTTGTAACGCCCAGCGCAGAACGCGCATTGCGAAAATAATCGATAAGCGGCATAAAAACGTTTTGTTTTGCGTTGTCGCACTGCTTGCCGTAGTTGTCGGGCTTATATGGCCCAGGGTAATGCTCTGCGAAGATAATGCGCTCTGTCGCCGGGAAATAGGCACGCAGGCTTTCTTTATGGCATCCATTCCAGCGCCCGGACGGCTTCGCCCAAATGATGTGATTAAGGATGTTAAAGCGGTTGCGCATCAGCAGCTCAATATCAGCCGCCAGGCGGTGGCCACTGAAAAGGTAAATACTGCCGCTGGGCTTCAATACCCGCCAGAACTCGGCAAGGCACATATCCAGCCAGGCGAGATAATCAGCATCGCCCCGCCACTGGTTGTCCCAGCCCTGCGGCTTCACTTTGAAATACGGCGGATCTGTCAGGATTAAATCGACGGTGTTATCAGGGGTTTCAGAAAGCACCCGGAGACAATCGGCGTTGAACAATTCAACGCCCTTACTTTTATAAATGTCCATCTTGGGTTTGCTCTGACAAGCAGCCTGCTCAATGTGAGCGGCGCGTATAACATCCCAGGCGGTCGTCAGATAACCCTGCAATTACTAGCTGAGTGAGAATCAACTGGCAACACGCAAGGGACAAATTTGTATTCTGCGCAATTTCGCCAGCCGTCGCCGGCGTGGCTGATAACTGGCAATACACCTGCTTTGCCGTTTTCGTCATATCCTTCTGATTTAGCATGCCTTTTACTCAAATTAGTTACCGTGACATACAGATAACTCTGGTTCAGGCGGTCAGCAAGAGATAAATAAAACGGGCACAAAAAACCTCGCCAGTGCGAGGTTTCAATGTTTGATTCTGTAGGCTTTACGACGCTGCCATCGTGGCGCAGCTCTGCTAAGCATGAACCGATTATCTAACTTTTTGACTCGTTTTCAATACTTAAATGAATTTACTTTCCCGCAACATAATATGCATTGCGATAACTTAAACATTGTTTTTTAGGCTCCCTCGCCCGGAATCCGGGAAATATCTCATTAATTGATCGCTTTGAACGATCAATCCCAGGTTATTGATCTACAGTACCAATTTTAACTGTATGGTTATTAGCACTAAACTTATCCCGCACACTCTAAATGGAATTAGTAATGACCATATATTTAGCTACTTATTTCGTAGGATTTGTTGGGATGTGGGTGCTGTCATTGCGTGGAGATAAAAGAAACGAAATTGAGTTTAACTTTTTTGAAACGCTGATTACCGCCACGCTATGGCCGTTCTTTGCAATAGTTATTCCATGTATTACCGTTTATACATTTCTTACCCAAAGACTTACCGCGAAAAAATAACACACCAGCCAGTTAAGGCTGGGACACGTTGAAAGTGCATCAAATATTGAACAACACCAATCCTCCTTAAACCCCAGGCTATAAATCTGGGGTTTTTTATATATTCATATAAATCAAGGCCCTCTTTTACCCAAAGGCCTTTGGCACTGAATTTTGTCAATCAACTGCTGATCCTCTGCGAACCGCCAGAAAAACCTTAGCCTCAAATATCTGCACGCACCAGCGACAACGCCGGCGGGCCTCATGCTCTGCCAGCCACGGCGCCACGCTTTGCAGTTCTCGGGCGATGTCCGCAATCTTCGCCCTGCTCGTGTAATACTGCAGGCCAATGAGCAGCACCGGATCATCGCTCTTGAATGCTGCCAGTACAGCACGCTCAACGAGATCGGCGTCCTCCCGACGGTTTGTCTCGTCTATCATCTCGCTTAGCGATTTAGCCCACAAAATTGTATGCGCTCGAGCAACGGCCCTGCGGCCTGTAAACCCCTCTTTCTTTGCCTTTGCTAACGCTTCGGTAATGCGTTGAAGTTGAGCATCGGACCACTCATCGCTTTTAGCTGCAGTGATAAGTCGGTTGCAGTTCTCAAGCCGATATTCTGCCGGGGTCTTACCCCCAACATACTCACCCCAGGCCACCAGCAGCGATTTTATCCAGCCGGATTGGATCCCCGTAAGTGGAGTAAATCGGCCCAAATAACTTTTTCGTGGCGCGCCGGCAACGTGACAAACGGCGGACTGGTGTGCGCGGCGTTGGCGTGGGGTCATGAGTTTTCCTTTTTATTTATCGGGGAGGTTTTTAGAACTTTATCTATGCGGGCGCCAATCCAGCGCATTACCGGCACAGCCATTGAATTGCCGATCGCTTTATAGCGTGGGCCATCGGCAGCCCTGCCGCAGCACTCTTCAAACGTCAGCTTGCCGCCGCGCATCAGGTATTTGGCGAAATCGCGATCCATCTTTTCAGGGCTGATTTTGCGGCCGTATTCAATCAGAGTGTGGTCGTCTGGGAATCCCTGCAGGCGCTCACACTCGCGGGGCGTAAGGCGGCGAACCTGCATACCCCAGCCAATGGCCCCCACTCCCATCCCTGCACGGCCGCCGTTTGGCGTCAGTAAGGCATTTGCTGTTCCGTCGCTTCGCACCTCTACAGAGGAGCCCTCGGCGCGCCCACGAATAGCGAGGGTGTATGGTTCATAAGCGATAGCGGGATATCCCTGTCCTGGCTTACCGCCACCAGTTGATAGCGGGCCGGTAATCAGCCCATCTCCATTCTGAAGACGAACTTGATTCTGGCTGTTCTCAGCAAACGCTATGGCGAACGTCTCAACATCAAAATCAATACGCTGGCCTTTGGCCGTCAGGCAGGCCGCAACATCGATGTTTCCACTGGTATTGCCGCCGCCGAAAGCGATAACTGGAGTTCCCCGACCGGTGCCATCCTCGCTGCCGTCGAAGCCATCAGCTTTCAGCGTGTGGCTAATTTTCCCGCTGACGCACTCGGCGATCAGGTGTCCTGCTTGTCCCTGATTGTCATCTGCACCACACGTTCCAACGCCGTTTGCAGTAAGGGCGGCAACTGCCGTTTGCGGTTCTCGGCGCGGCGGAGTATCCCTGCGCAGGCTTTCGAACTCAAAAAGTACCGCTGCGGGATCGAATCCCTCTCGAGCACTTGCGACAACGAACACACGGCGGCGTCGTTGGGCCACTCCGAAAAATTGAGCGTCGAGCACTCGCCAGGCAATAGCTCTTTGTGGTCCCAACACATAACCAGCGTTGTTCCATTTTCCCCCTGGTGATTCCAATGCACAGCTTTCTCCGGCAAGCCCCGCGAGAAAGCATCCGAAAGAATTATCTTTTGATGAGAGAACTCCGGGGACGTTTTCCCAGACGAGGATTGCTGCGGGTTCGTTTCGTTCGCGTCGTTTGTCGTCGATAGCATTTGCCAGCTCAACATAAGAAAGGGTTAATTGCCCGCGGGCATCAGAAAGACCATTGCGCAGGCCTGCAATGGAAAAGGCCTGACAGGGCGTGCCGCCAACAAGAATGTCCGGAGCGATAATCCCCCGCCGCACTGCCGCGGCGAGCTGTGTCATATCACCGAGGTTCGGGACGTGTGGCCAGCGTTGTGCCAGTACTGCAGAAGGGAATTTTTCAATCTCAGAAAACCATGCTGGCTGCCAGCCCAACGGTTCCCAGGCTACGCTCGCGGCTTCTATGCCGCTGCAAACGGATCCGTAAATCATGCCATTAGCCCCAGCTCTTCTTGCACCTGCAGGAGTAGCTGCTGTTCAGTACCGAAGATTCTTTGCCATGTTTGCCTGCCTGCGTGAATAGCAACGCCGTGGCCGCCGTTCCGGTGGTGCTGGTGGCAAAGGGGAATTACTGAGAAGTTGTCAGCGCGCTGCGCTATGCCGTGCCCGGTCCGGATGTGATGAAGTTCCGCCGGCGTTTCTCCATGGCCCAGCTGCCTGCAGACAATGCAGCCCAGGGCGGCAACACGGGATAGATGCTCTCGCTCTGCTTTAGTCATTGTTCACCGCCAGGGTAAACGCAGAGCATGAAAAAAGACCGGTCACCGTGGGTGCCAGCTGATGAGTGTATTCAGATTGATAGTGCGCCATCGTGATCTCCGGTGGCGCGATAGATTTACGGGTGTTCAGCCCTGTGGAGTATTCTAAATCACTTCTTCGCTGTCTGCACTGCTTAGCTCCGCGTGCGCAGGTAGCGTAATCATTACCTGCTCCCTTATCAGGGGTAGAACAGTGAAACAGCCACTACCATCTGAATAAACCTGGTAGCGTCCTGCAACCTTAAGATAATTCAATAAGTTCTCGTCATTCATGCTCACCAACTAAAATAAATAACAATCTGATTTAAATGAAAAAATCAGAACTGATTTAAATTCTGGCTAGATATTTTTCCCCGATTGACCACCGTTGTAAATTGACTTAAATCAAATAATGATACGCGGTGTAATAGTTACACCGAAACGTCCAAATACGGCCATTTTCGAGCCAAATCGTCAGGTTTATTACACCAAAAACTGAAAATATTTTTCCCGAACACACTAGATCGACGAGCAAAAATCTATGCATCCCGCCATTAAGTTAATGAAAGATGAAATGAACGTTCAGAAGATGTCGTTAAGAAAGTTACAGCGTTTGAGTGGGATTTCCTATGAACGACTAAAGAACATAATGACAGCACGATCGGCGATGACTCTCAAAGAGCGAGATAAGATATCTGCTGCCCTGGGCGTCTCTCCGGTTAACTTTTTCGTGAACCGCCCCGACCTCCATACCGCCGATAATGATCTCTTTTTGGACATCAGTTGGATGCCGCCGGATATGAGGGCGGCCACCATGTTATTCTACGAGCAACTGAAATCCACCTTAATTAAAAAAAGTGGTAATGTTGAATAGTAAAGGATGCATGGATGCGCCAACCATATAAGACTAATCAGAAATACTGCTTATAAAAAAACATCATTTTACAGCATTTTCCAATGCTCACAAGGATATAAACACTGCCTCCAAGCAACCTTTTTCATATCTATGTTATTGACAAGTTATCACTAATTATTTTCATTTTTCATCACTACTATCAATTTCATCATTGTTATTGTCGTTGTCGTTGTCGTTGTCGTTGTCGTTGTCGTTGTCGTTGTCGTTGTCGTTGTCGTTGTCGTTGTCGGTATGACTCACATTATCATTCTGACTTAAAATATTACCATCATTTAAACTTATCCCATTATAACCTTCACTCCCCTTTATTTTGGGGTGGAATGAGAGAACCCATTTTTTATTTTTCTCATAGCGAAAATGATCTTGCATATTTTTTATGTACTCATCAAGACTTTCATATGCCTTGGAATTAACAACTAACAAATCGCTAATTTCGTCATGTATAATCTGATTTACATTGGTAACATCTTCCTTTTGGGCGTCTGTTAATGAAATTTGCCCTATTTTATCTATGGCTGCCTGAAGTGTATTAGCTAGATCAGCACTAATTCCTTTTATTTTATTATAATCCGACTCTGACAAACTTCTATTATGCGCCACGGAATTTCTTAAATCATACAATAAAGTCCATTTTTTAATTACATCACTCGACTTAATTTCAACAACATCCTGGAAGTAACGCTCCCAATTATTCATTGGGATAAGCTTCTCTTTTATTTCTTCAATATTGATTTCATTTTTTCTGAGCCTCCTATAAAGCTCATCCATTTCAATAGTATTGTATTCCTTAAATAAAAAAGAAGATAGCGTGATAAAATTTATATAAAACAGAAGACTAGAATGCTTGTCGACCTTTAATTTTTCATCATTTTTTATATCACCTCTAACTTCTTCAGGCACCGTACTCAATTCCCATTTCGAACCAACTTGAGAAGACATAAATATTGTGATTAATTTTCGCATTTTATTTTCTATGCTATTAATGACACCATATGCCTCTTTTGCCAAATATGCAGCAGCTGAATTTGAAATAAACTTTATCCCCTCATGCCTCATCTCACTTAAAGTCTCAATTAATTCACTTTCAAACTTCAAACATAAAAAAACTCGTTTCATATCGATAACATCCCCGGGTAATTCGACTTTAATTACACAGGAATTATTTTGCACATCAGTATGTTTTTTTACATCATAGACATTTAGTATAAAACTCTCGTTTTCGTACTTTATTATCCGCCCCTTTGAAAAAATCATACTTTTATTTTTTTTCAAATTAGCAATAACATCCGATACTTCCCTTATGGTTTTTGACCCACTATCAAAAATAAAAAGATACTCTATCTCAAACATCATCACACCTTACATGTAAAAATTTATATGGATCGCCATTACTGTGCGTTTAGAATAGTTATTTATCCAATTTTTTACCACCATTTCATGAGTTGTGATAACTCACTGTTAAAAATCTCTACTTGGTTAGCTTTCTACATCCTTAGTGCCGAATAGTTACGAATAATCTTCATCCTCGGGCGTCATCGCACAGTAGCATTGATTGTCGTGAACAACGAGCGAGCCGTCCAGATGCCACAGAAAGACCATCTCTGACCAAAATCGCCCATGCCCTTTAGTACCAGGATGCAGTAACCAACTCGCATCGCTTTATCGCCCAGATTTATGCCGATCACCTCAAACTACCCCTGCGCAGGGTGGGATGGATTGGTTAGCATTCGCTGGAAGTCATTCAGCTCAATTATTTTTCCCAGCATTGCTCCTGTGTTATTGCTCATTTGCCTTGCTCCTTGCGCAGTTGCTCTGCCTTTTCATTCCATTCCTGAATAACAGCAGCGCGCGCTTTGCTCTTAGCCTCGCCACCCTCGAAAAATGATTTTTGAACACGTAAGCAGCCGCAGTTGCACTTCAAAACCAGGCTCCGGTAAAACTGACCGATCCGGCGTGTTTGTTCGTAAGGCGCGGTCCCTTTCGGACAGTTCGCGATGCCCTGCTCGTCTTTCGCTTGCTCAATCATTCGCCTGGCCCTTCTACAGTGTTAATTTTTTGGCGTACACGTAAGCGCTACGATTGCCGCTGCGCGACAGCCGCCCTTCCCTGAACGCATTGCAGAGCGCGGTTGAAACCGCTTTGCGACTTGCGTTGATTTCGTCGGCCAGCTCACGCGCCGTGGTCGGCCCTCGCTCTTCCACCAGCTTCACCAGCGCCGGCAGGCTAACTTTGGCGATATCGCCGCTACGGCGCGGTGGCCGTGGATTGCTATGCGTGCAGAAGTGCCAGAATCCGTTACGCTGCCAAACGCAGCCGGTGCTTTCGAGTCTCAGCAGGGTTGCAATCGCCTGCCGCGGCTCAACCGCGCAGAGTTTTGCCAGCTCAGCTGCTGTGCTTTTTTCGTGTTGTTGTAGCGCTGCCAGAATTATTCCCATCAAATTTCCCTCCCGATTTTTCGTGACTCAGCCTGCATGGCTTTGGAGTTCTCAAGCCACAAGCGATCCCATTCCTGTTTTGCTGCATCTGCCGACTTCTGCCCGATGTTCGCTTGGCCAGCGGCTTTTCTAACCCGGATTTCCAGCGGTGTTTTAAACGCCGCCCTCGCCCACAATCGCCGGTATGCCGCATCACGCTCAGCGGCATCGATATCCGGGGCTCGTATCGGCGGTCGCCCATCGTCATTCCACTTGCGAGCCAGTGGCAAATAGCGCTCGAAGTTTTCGAAACTGAAAAGCGTTTTAGGGTTCAGATACTGGGACATTTTTGGATCACCGCCCCAGTGCTCGACCCGGTGATCGACAACGAGATTCAGCTCGTCAGCAACGTATTCGCCGCTCAGCAGCCCGTTGATAAATCCGAGCGTAGTTTTGCCGTCCTGGAACTTCGCGCCGGTGGCAAGGTTGAGATGGTTTAAAACCCGCAAAGCAGGATCGGCGAGATCGTCGGGCAGCTCGTCTGCCTGACAATCTCTCTGTGTATTCTCTGTGTAATCACCTGATAGAAAGTTTGCAGGGTTCCCGCAGGCTTGTTGGGTGGGTTCCCGCAAGCTTGTTTGCGGGGATGCCGCATTCTTGTTTGGGCAGTTCCCGCAATCTGGTTTGGGGGAATGCCGCATTCTAGTTTGCGGGGTTGCCGCAATCTGGCGTGTTTGCTGGACGGAGAGCAATAAAAGCTCTTCTAGCCGCTCGGCGTTAACACGGTAATGAAGCGTGGCCGGCACGCCGCGTAGTTCTTCCTCCACAACGCCCAGGGCAACCAATCTCCGGCGGGCTGTTTCTTGCTCGTCGCGGCTTAGTCCGGTTTCCCGGTTTATCTCCACCTGAGTTTTGTAGATCCAGCCGCCGTCCATGCGGTTGTGCCAGTAGACAAACTGTGAGAGCAATACAGCCGCTGACGGACCAGCTTTAACCTTGCCGGCGCGCAGCTGAGCGAACGACGGCTGATATGCGATCGGCCTGTCCAGCAGTTGAATTAGTGCGGACATGAAGCCCCCTTAATAACAAACATATTTAGCGCAGGCGCTGCGGCAGCCGTGCTTTCTGAATTGGCCCGTGGCGCTCGGGCGATGCCGGACGCTTATTGTGTCGGGCAAAGAATTTCGCTTTTTCGATGAGCGAAAGCGTGCTGGTGTTTGGATTTGCGCGTCGATAGTCCAAGGCCTGAGTCACTGCGGCGCCAGCTTGGTTCTCATCGTATTTACCACCGGCCAGCAGCATGCGGCGTAGCTGCTTCGCTAAGAAATCTTCATGCAACATATCGGCCTCGCTTAATGCAGAACGACGGAAGCACTGGTGCTACCGGTGATGTGATTAACAAGGTCCACGACCGTTGCAGCGACGTAGGCATCTGCGGCTTCGTCTAATGCTGCGCGCGCCTGCTGAATGGCGCGGTACTCTAGAGAATTGGCAAGTACTAAACGGGCGCTAAGCTGGCGCGGTAATGCGCTGAGGATTGCCGGCAAAAGCTGCAGCACTTTCGCCTTTGATTGCGCCGAATCACTGTCCAGCCAGCGGAAAAGATTTTGCTGGTTTACGTGGTCGGCGTTCGGAGCACCTGCAGGCAGCAGTCGAAGCGCCCCGCCCCCCATACGGAAATATGCGCTGGATACTGCGCGACCAACATTCTCCCGGTTGATTTCCACGGCCCAAACGCGAACAACGTCGCGGATCAATTCATGTTTGATTTGCATTGTTCAGATTCCTTCTGATTTGACTCGGTATTGTTGGCAGGCAGACCGTAAGATGGTTCGGGATATAGGTCGGGACGAAGCTCATGAGGTGTTACAACCCAGCCCCCCATTTCGCAGAGTTTGATCACATGGTCACCAGGGACTCTGTTTCTTAAAATCCAATTGGGAACCGATTGGCCGGATTTGAAACCGAATTTTCTAACAACGGCTGTTTGGGTGCCTACTGCCTTGATTGCAGCTTTAACTGCAGTCGAGACAATGGTTTCATTTGTAGTATTCATTTCATTCTCCCTGTAAATGGTGAATGAATGATACTACTTAAAGTAGATTAATCAACTACTCAAAATAGAAATGACGATAGAGACGCCGTGCCTTACTCTTCTACATATGGTAGAGAGCACAAATAAACATCACGATTTTGCTGTGCGCCTTAACGCTGTGATGGGCGAAAGAGGCTTGTCCGTAAAGGATTTAAGCCAGGCGTGCGGTGTAACATATGAGATGGCCAGAAGGTACACTCTAGGCACGGCTAAACCTCGCGATCAAAAGCTACTCCGGATTGCTGAGTGGTTAGCTGTCGCACCTTCATGGTTGGATTATGGGGCAGCAGACCTACAGCCTGAAGCTGAGGTACAAGCACCTCCGCCGGTAATTGTAGGCACTGAAAACGAAGACGAGTTTAAGCAACTCACTGAAAACGAGAAGCGACTGATTCGGACGTTCAGGCAGTATCCAAGCGCAGAAAGTGAAAATATGCTTCTGGTTTTTGAAATGCGTCTCAATGAGCTAAAAGAGAAATACAAGGAATACTTTACATCTATCGGCGGTAAGCTCTGAGCTACCAAGGTCCGAACATAATCAACCGGCCTAATCGCCGGTTTTTTTATGTCTAAACTCTCAACACTCCTCTAATCCGCCTTCCCAAACATCAACCAAAAGTAGTCAAAAACAACATTTGTCTACTTTTAGTGTTGACTTATCTACTTTGAGTAGCATTCTTGTGCTCATCGAAGCAGCAACCAACAGTAGCAGCGCGATAGATTTCAAACGTTCAGCTGGCCAGGCTCAATGGCACCGTTGTAGTAACAAAAAAGCGCCCTGGTGGACGCTTCGCTCTTTAAAAACTGGATATTTCTAAATCTTTTAACTTGATTGCTGATCATTGCTTGCCGGAACTGGTTCAAACTTCCTAATTGATAGTGAGCAAAAAAGAAGGAGTAATATTAAGTATACTAACGCAACCCAATAAAATGCCGTCAAATGATCCATCCCAACATTTATTTTAGAGAAGCAATCAAATATTAATGAACATAGAATTCCGATAACTATATATTGAGCACCTAGAATTATATTGGCAACATTCGGATAATACCAAATTTTACCAATTGAAAAAACAACTCTGTTTGGAGTGGTTAGACTTCTACGCCATAAAACGAAGCTAATAATTATCCAAGCGTGTACTACTAAAAACTCACCACCCATTAACTCCTTTAAGGTCAGAGGAGTAATCATTAACGCGGTAAAATAAACCCCCAGCATAGAATAAAATGTACCACTTAACATCCCACGCAAGCCATCGTAATAACACTTATTGCGCTTTAGTGGCACTATTATTTTTTCTCTTTCCATTCAACCCTATACTCCTGTATTTAGAAATAGCCCAGAAAATGAATCTTTGCACTAGCTAATGGCAAGGATAGCACCAATCATAAAGTGAATATGACCTACTAAATATTGTAGTGCGGTCAATCCGACTATGTTCACCAGTCTTCAAACTGCAAAACCTGTGTTAAAGGAGACATCAGAAGATGGTACAACAATACGTTTCACAGGAGGTAATTAGGGGATGCGTCAGGCCAGGTATGTTCGTACGTCATAAGGGCATAACCTGGAAAGCATCCGCTAACACTCGTGGAAAATTGGTAATTTCCACCCTCCGTGACAGCGCGGTGATCAGGCACGTGTTTGTAGAAATCCTCTTAGACAGTCATGGGGATCCACTAGGGGAGTTTAACAAGGCCGAACATGGACTTATTCACTCTAGTCATATTAATCATTTCATTACTGATAACGATGTCATTCGCATTACTGATTTTCATCGGTTCTCTGCTACTGAGTTTTCTCATTAACATCAGAGACTAATAAATACAGAACATAAAGTCACACCATTAATTTGGCGGGGATACCCATAACCATTTCATGAAGGATGTACAATGAACTTCAATATAAATCAATGTTCAGTTAATTTAATCTCACCAGAAGTTGCCGAAGTAATAGTTGATGAATCTGTATTCGCTTATACACGCCTTGAGGAAAACCAAGAAGTAACAGTCATTTTCCCCGGCGCGATAAGTCATGAATCATTCAACTCTCACGCAGATGCATTAGAAGAGATTGGTCGTATATGGCAACTCATTCGGGAAGCGGAAATTGGCATGCAGTTGTTATTCAGGAGTAAAAAAAGAGAGTGTCACACTGTTCAAATTGCCTCAAGCCATTAAACGACGAAACCAAAATAAAGCGACAGGAAGGATATAAACAAAGGCACACTGTTTTTTATTGTGATGATAACTGTGCACGAAAGGCAGCAGAGCGCCAACAGGCAAAAACAAATCTTCGCAAATTTCATCGTTCCAGAATTAATTACAAATAAAAGGAATACTTATAATGAGTGATAAAGTTTTTGGCGGCTATAAAGAGCCGAAAAAAGGAAAAGAGAAAGAGCTTAATCTCGAGCATTTGGTAATCGCCATCGAGGCCCCGAACGCAAAAGCAGCAGCGATACTGATTGAGGCAGAATTCATCAAGCAGCATCTCGAACTGTCAGAACACTACTTTGCCGTAAAGGTTTTTGAAGATCGCCCAGGCCTACCCCGTGGCCCTCTAAACGAGTTTATCAGCGACTACTTTGAGCACGGCGCATGCTGGAATAAAGAGCTTAAAGACATGGAGCCTGTAAACCCGCCAGCCGGCACGAAAAAAAGTAATCCCGATCCTGATTTTATAGAGGTATCTAAATTGCCGGCTGATGTCCGCTCCGCCCTTCTCGCTCTGTTCAGCCGAACGTCTCACATAACGAAGCATGAATATGGCCAGGCCTTAGATCTCGTTAACGATACCGAAAGCAGCTACGCCAAAGAGCTTGCCGAGGCGATATCCCGCTCGCAGTGGATTCTGGCTCTCTATGAAGAGAAAGCCCTGCAGCTCATTACTGCCGTTCGCACCAGCGTCCCGACCGGAAGCCAGTGGCCAGTGTTCAAGAAGTACTTTGACACCTGGAATAATGCGCCCGCAGAGAAACGCGATGGGGTGGAACGCAAAGCCCCGCTTTACTACAAACGACCAGATACCGACGAATTCGGTGATCTCTTCACCCTGGATAAACTTAATGAACTTTGCGCAGGCGGATGCGTGGAGATCACTAAAGTTGAGTTTCTACAACTCAAGGAAGCCCGGAAAGCCAAAGAGCTAATTGATGCATCCTTGCAGACTGACGCTGACGCAAAACCCGGCAGAACAGTGTTCAGTGTTGATGAACTAGTCAACGCTCCAGCGGCTGCGCCTGCAGACAACCGCGAAGAGCTAAGTCCCCGCCAAGTAGAGATTTGCTTAACGATAAACGAGCTGATCTCTGGCCATACCAATATTATTGACAGGGAAGATGCAGATGGCCTGATTACTCGTGCAGGTCTAACAGCTGCTGAAATTTATCCCCTTCTCATTTCAGATATTGAATCAGCAGAGTTTCTGCTTTCTCCTGATTTTTCTGATGAAGAAATTCACTGCGTAGCGACAACATTGCTTGAACGTTGGAGCAATGATGTTTCGGTGCGTCAGAAGATAGCAATGGAAGACATAATCTTTTGGCGTAAAGAAGCTATTCAAAGTAACAAAGGCCCGGCACCAGATCCGGCGGATTTGCCACCGCTTGATAAACCGGTGCCATCTACTGCCTTATCTTTCAAGCAGCAGCTGATGCTGGCCGCCGTGCAGGGACTGTGCGCCAACCCAGCGCATGCTACCAGCTTTGATGAACTGTCATCGATGGCACTACATCTGGCCGAAACACTGGATCAAGAGGAGGCATAGCTGATGATAATTTCAAGCAGACACGATGTTGCCCTCGCCTTCCTGATCCAGCTCGCTGGCGAAAACAAATCCGTGGCCAAAATCGCCCATAACACTGGTTCTTCTCTAAGCAATATGGAACACACAGCGACAGTACTTCGGCATGCAGGCCTTATCACTTCAATCAGGGGAAAGACAGGGGGTTATGCGCTAACTCGTTCACTGGAACAAATCACTGTCGGTGATATTTTTGATGCTGTGGGTACCGAAACAAAGCGCCGGGGTTACGGACTCTTTGATGAGATACACCGGCGCCTGAAGGATGTTGCTGTCAGTGATTTATTGGCGAGACGGTCGTGTATAAAATAACTGCAGTAGTGAAAAAGCCGGGCGGAGGTCCTGTGGACTGGATGCGCTTTTCCGAGAAAAGGCTCACGCGAGAGCAGTGCGAAAAGATGTTATCGCGAAGCAAAGAAGCCGGGAGAACCTCTGAGGAAAAAGTAACCGTCTCAAAATTTAACTGCGTCTGCATAAAGCAATCGGCAAAGACCAAAAAATAATACCAGGGCGCCGCACTGGCGCCTGATTTTCAATAATCATTTTCAAATCGACTCCCACAGTATTGTGTAAGCCGTTCTGAGGTTTTACATGCCACAGGTCATTTTCAACGATAAATGGATGGTCGCTGCTGCCCTCACTGGACGCACAGGTTTGAGTGAACGGCAGATCAAAGCTCTTCGAGATGGGGTATGGATCGAGGGCATTCACTACAAGCGGCAGTGCGTTACCGGCGGCAAAACTAAAAGAGGATTGCTCTGGTACAACCTTCCTGAAATCAACCAACTTATAGAGGAGTTGTGATGTTGTTCCCGACAGGTGTTGAGTTGCACAACGGCAAGATCCGCATTTCTTTTACTTATCGCGGCATCCGCTGCCGAGAAGTACTGAAAGGCTGGACCGCGAGCAGCTCTAACATCAAAAAGGCGGGAAATCTTCGAGCAGTCATTGTCAGTGAGATCCAGCTTGGCGAGTTTGATTATGCCCTGCGCTTTCCGGAGTCCAGTTCAGTTAAAAAATTCACTTCAACCCGCGTGGCCCGTTCGTGGGGAGAACTGGTTGAATTGTGGATGGATGCCAAAGAGGAAGAGGTTTCCAAAAATACGATGGCCAGGATGAAGGCCCAGCTTAAAAGCATAGCTATCATCATTGGCGAGAGAACGCCCATCGATAAGATCACGCACAGCGACATGATGCAGTACAGGAAGAAATTATTGAGGGGAGAGACATTTTATAAGGAAGGAAGTAAACGGAATAGAACTGGCCGGAGCGTTAACACCGTCAATGACTATATCTCGCTGGTCTGCCAGATCCTGCGGTTTGCTTACCGCAGCAAATTTATACGTAGCAAGCCCTTTGAGCACGTCACCAAATTACACAAGGCCCGTACTAAACCCGATCCGCTACTGCGTGATGAATATGCCGCAATGATGCTGGCTAACGCCGGGCAGGACCGGAATATGTGGCAACTGGCCATCAACGCAGGTCCGCGGCATGGGGAGCTCGCCGCCCTGTCGTGGGCTGATGTGGATTTTGAAAAAGGCACGCTTCACATCTGCAGGAACCTGACAAGCCTAGGTGATTTTGTTCCGCCAAAAACGCTGGCCGGCGACCGGGTAATCACTCTGCTCTCTCCAGCTCTCGATGCCCTGCGAGCACAATTTTTATTAACGGGGAATTTACCACCAGTGGAGATCCGCCAGCAATTCAGAGAGTACGGTAAAAGCGAACTGCAGCAGCATAGATTTGTCTTTGTCTCTGGCTTATCACGTAACATGCCAGGCAAATTTTTTACGCCTCAGTCAATCGCCGATCGCTGGGATGCCGCAATAAAAAAATCTGGCATCCGCCGGAGGACGCCTTATCAATCCCGACATACCTTCGCCTGCTGGGCTTTATCCGTCGGCGCAAACCCGTCGTTTATTGCCAGCCAGCTCGGGCATGAAGATGCCGAAATGGTTTTTCGTGTTTATTCGTCGTGGATCAAGGAGTTCGATGGTGAGCAGGTCAGCATGCTAAATCAGAAATTAGGTGTTGCCCCCACAGTGCCCCCGAATAAAAAAATAACGAAAAATACCAAATAA